AGATTAGAAAAATATTCAAAGAATAATTCTATCTTTTGCATTGCAGCCGGGTCATCGCTGATTACTGCCCAAGCAAGTACTATAATCGGAATTGACAATAGGATCAAGACAAATTCGTCTTTCCAATCATTTTGCCTAGCTTCTAATAATTTACCCTGGTAAGCCTCCTCACCGCGAGCCATACGCTCCGCATGCATTAATCTTGCATCAGACATCGCTTGTTTCGTTCTTTGTCTATTAGCGTAAAGCTTACTACCGGTAGAGATTGCTAGTTTTATTGCTGATAACCACATTATGCTTTACCTTTTTGTTTTATGCCTGCTCTATTTAGAGCAATAGCTATTGCTTGTTTACGATTTTTAACCTTTTTATCTGATTTTCCAATCGTTAATTTGTTCTTTTTAAATTTTTTCATAATTTTTGCAATTTTTTGGTCTTGTTTTTTAGTTTGAGTCATCATTACCTCTAATAATTGCTACATTCCCCATCATATCTTTGCTACTTGGCAAAGTTTTTGACAAAATTGTCTTTTCAATCGATGTATTAGCTCTTAATTTTGCTAAATCTTCGTTTTGTTCTAGTTTTTCGTCTTGATTTTCTTGATTCATCATCGCTCTCATCTTATCAAGGTTCAATCTCTCTTCGCCTTCCATACGTTTTCTCTCATTTTCTTGTGCACGTAGGTCTAATTCTCTAGATCTTAGTTTTGCAACAGGATCATTATCAAATTGTGAAGTAATTTTCTTTTCTTCGTTTCTAAATTCTTCTGTCATCTCTGCAATCAACACTGCTTTTCTAGACTCTATCTTTTCTGACAGCATTCTTGCTTGCATTTGCATTTCAGGGTTTGCCATCGCTTGTTGATTTTGTGACATCATCGCAAGTTGTTGGATTTCATTTTTAAATTCTATCTCAACTTGCTCTTGTGCCATTAAAGAAATACGCTCTAAAATATTTTTTTGTAAAGCTGCCATAATTAGTGGTGCATTTCTTGCCATGTTAGTTGCCATGTAATTTAAATGCGAAGTAATGTGAGCTCTGTGATCTTGACCAGGGAATGCTTGAAAAGGTTTTCCTGCCATCGCATCAATTTGTTCTAACGCTGGATCTTTTGGTGCAGGTGGTGCCTCTTGTTTTAATATTTGGTCAACATTTTTTACACCCAGTGCTTCATACATATTTCTGTAAACTTGATACAAGTTATGTATTCCAGGATTTGAGGTTGCGAGTTGCAGCTCCGATTGCGCAAGGGAGATACGCTGGGTTTGTGAAAAAATATTTGGATCTGCAACTGGCAAGATATCAACCCTGTCATCAAAGTCATTTTGCTTGATGAAGCGTTGTCCACCTACCACGTCGTAGGGGTATTCCGGTGGTAGATAAAGTTTAAAAACTCTAGCTAATAAATTAAATTCAACTTTTAACGAGGAGTATAATCTTTTGTGAATAGCTGACATCACACGACTACCTCGTTCTAGGAGCGCAACGGTCGTACCCACAGCTGCTCCTTGATTCCCATCGCCCACTTGCAAGTCCGCTATAGAAGCAAAGCGTTGACCTGCCTGAACTACGACCCCCATTAACTGTAATAAAGTTGCAGATGGTTCCTTAAAAGGTAACATCATAAATGAATCTCTAATGTTTCCACCTGGTGCATCTACATCTCTAAATTCTCCTGGTTGTATCGCTTGTGCATCGTCACGTATTCTGATGCCTCGTTGTTTAAAACCTGCTGGTAGGTTCGATAAAGTTCCAGCATCTAATAGTTGTCGTAAAGCAGCGGTTGCTGTTCTTGATAGTCCACCGATCATGTGTATCAAACCAAAACCATAAAAACCAAGTCCTGGTAAAAATTTAAAATGTACGAAATATTGAATCGGTTTTCTTTTCGTATCACCAATCTCGTAGTTTCTTCTAATCGATAAAATCTGTCCTGATGCTTCTTCAATAGTAATAATGTATGGAAGTTTAATTCCTGTTGGCTCTTCGTATTTATCTACGTCTTCAAAACCTTCTAAATCAATTTCTGTGTGAAACTCGAGTAGTGTAAAGATGCCACCATCTTTTGTTTTTTTCTCACCTGCAAGTTCTCTTTCTTTTTTCTCTGCCTCTGTTTCATTGACAGGTCCTGGAGTTAAATCCATGTCTTTGTAAAAACCACCCACTTGTTGTTTTCGTAAATCATTTTCTGACATACGCACAACGTGAATAATTGATTCTGCATCAGTTAGTGATGTTGCAGCATAAGGCACAACCAAATCATCTGCAGGTACAAATTTAGAAACAGCTTTACCTTCAACTTCATCATAGTAAACTTTTTTAAATGCAGATCCTGCAAGAGGTAAATAAAATAACAACTGATCAAAGTCAGGTTCATAGTCTGTCATGTTATTCATAATCTCATAATTCATGTAATCTTTTACACGTTGAGACTGTTGTTGTTTTTGTGGTGTGCTGATTCCTAAAACTTGTGTTCTTACTGGACCATCAGCAGGTAATAATTCCTTGTACGCCAAAGCCTGAAACTGGGTCACGGCTTCTGCTAAGACAGGGTGGGTTGCACCTGACGCACCTCTAAAGGGTTCTGTACGATTGTCATATTTAAATCCTAATAAGTCTAAACCATCCGTGTAAGATTTTTCCCATTCTTTTCTGGACATCTTATAATCACGATAGTTACCCATTAGGCTCGAAGCTAAACTTCCTAAAACTTCATCGGGTAAAAGTTCTGCAAGATTTGCAAAATGATCTTCGGACTGTGGTTGAGATCCAAGTCCAGGATCAAAATTTATATCAACACTACCATCTTCGTTTTCTTGAACATCAACCGGTGCTCCTTCTTTTTGAACATCAACTTGATCTTCAACAAGTGCTTGTTCGATCTCTTGAGGATCGATGTTAACTTCTTGTTTTACGTTTGGTAATGACTTGTCTATTTCTCCCATATAATCTCTCCGATCTGTTGGTTGTATAGGGTTTTTTAGTAAACTTCAACCCTTGTGAGGCGGGGCCTTTTTCTGGTGGTGGACCTGATTTTTTACCTTTAGAATATGTCAAAATAATTCATCCTTTTCTATTAAGGCAGCATCTCTTCGTTCGTCCTCTAGGTCTGCAAATTCTTGTCTTCGAACCGCATCTATAGCATTACGAGCTATTGTTTGAAATTGACCTAGTTGTTTAGGATCTTTAATTCCACCAATAATATCACTTTCCGTGCCCATGGTGTCCACTAAAATTTCTTCACCTACACCCACATCAAGATCAAGTTGTGATCTTCTAAATTTATTTATGAGATCTTTCTTTTTATTTTCAGAAAAATCTGTTTGTCTTACAGCTTTTTCAAAATCTACTCGATCTTGATAATTAGCATATACCCCTCCAGCTGCTAAAGATACGGGAAGCTCAACAGGGCCTACTAATGCACGACCGGTTGTAGCCACAACTTTCCCTGCTCCTTTTGCAACTTGTCCTGCAAATCTTCCAAACTTAGGAACGTCTTGAGTAATCATTTCTTTTCCAATTCTTCCCATCTCTGGTAAAGCTGCGAGACCTGAGTATAGTTGTGTTGGTCTAGGTCCTTTTTTAAATTCTTTTACAAGTTTTGAAGATTGTTTCTTAACTGCATCAAACACAGCTTTTCTATTATCTTCAAACATTTTTATTTTTAATTGAGCATCAAAATCATCAGGATCTGCATTTTTTATAAAATTTACAATTTCTCTTTCGGTCATGCCGGGAAACTGATTAGTTGGATCAAGTTGAAATCTTTTACCTCCAAACTCATATGTTTTTTGAGAAACAGGATCCATGATAGTAAATGTTTTAAATCCTTGAGATTGACCTGCTAATCTTGCACCTTTTATATTTATATTTTCTAATTCTTTTTTTAAATTTTTTGGTTTTTGTTCTAAGAGTCTTTGTCTTTTTTTGTAGAGAGTTTTCATTTTGTTATCAATACCTTCGTCTAATCCCATCTCTACATTTATTTCTCGAGGAACATATCCTACATTTTGACCTGTAATGTATTGAGAGAATAGGTCATTCATGTGACTTTTTTCTACCCCAGAAATTTTTGTTCCTCGAAAAGCTTTTTGTACTCCACCTTGTTTTTTTTCCGCAAAATATCTTTTTTGTCCTAGTTCTCTTTTTTTTGCTTTTTTAATGTCTTTACTTAAAAATTTTTCTGTTACCTCTGGTGTTGCTCGTCCTCCCCTCACTTGCGCTCGTTGTATTTTTTCTACAAAAGCATCATCATTTAAAATATCTAAATTATAAATTAGAGCTCCGCCTGTTGTTATTGGACTTTTTTTAACAGGAATTTTAAACTTCTTTGCAAAAACAACAGCGTCTGTGGTATCGCTGACATTAATACCTTTTTCTTTTGCTTTAGCTAAAAGTTGTTTACCAGTTCCATAACCTTTTTTATATTTTAAATTTTCTCTTAAATTTTCAAAATCTGTTCCTACCGGAGTATAAACATAATTTTTGTTTTTTATTTTTTTTAAAGCAGTTTTTTGAATTTTTTCAAATAAAGATTTATCTTTAACTTTCGAAACACCATATTTCTGACTAGCGGAAAATTTAAAATCAATTTTTGGAAAACTTTCTTTTAAAAAATTTTTAATATCAGTGGGTAAAGGTTCAGATCCTTTTCTAAAACCCTCTCGCTCCACGACGCCCCCTTTATCAAACTCCTGTCTTTCGTTTCGATCAAGACTCTCACCAAAGCCTTCAATAACAGATTGAAACTCCATACCTTCTTCTGGTAAATCAGTTGTAACTGTTAGGTCTTCTAAACTTTGACCTGGACGCTCTGCAGGTCGCGTCAGATATTTCATTGTTTGATTAAATTTATTAATCTCCATGGGTTACTCTCCCATCATATAGGCAAGTCCACCACTAGCATTATCTTTTCTACCCACTGTT